AATGAAGCAACTGCATCAGATTGTATTATTCTTTTGGATTGTCAAAAAGGACGCTGGGATTTTCCAGAACTTAAAGAGATAGCCATGCGTGAGTACAACTATTGGGAGACTGACATGGTATTAATTGAAGCAAAAGCATCAGGGACACCGCTAACGCAAGAGCTTAGAAGAATGGGTATTCCTGTAGTAAATTACTCGCCCACTAGAGGGCATGACAAAACCACACGGATGCACTCAGTTGCACCTGTATTTGAATCAGGAATGGTTTTTGCACCCAAAAGAATGTTTGCAGAAGAGATGATTGAAGAGTGTGCGTCTTTTCCTTTTGGAAAAAACGATGATTTGTGTGATACTATGACGCAAGCAATCATGCGTTTTCGTGAAGGTGGATTTTTAAGTTTATCTTCTGACTATGAAGATGAAGACAGAAGCGTAAGACAAAGGATTTATTACTAATGGCAATTGAGAGAATGACATCAGACCCAGTAGATATGACAACAAGTCAATCAACTGATGACCAACTAGATAACGAAATTATTGAAGTTCTAGAAGATTTTCAAGAATCTGACGTAACCATGCAAGAAGACGGCTCTGCTTTATTAGGTCCAGAACCCGATGAGCAAGTCACCACAACTTTTAATGAAAATTTAGCTGATGTAGTTTCTGATTCCGAGTTAGCTAAAATATACATTGATTTAACCAGTGCTATTGATAGCGATAGGTCTTCTAGAGAAGATTGGGAAAAAACGTATACGGATGGCTTAAAATACTTAGGCATGAAGTTTGATGAAACTCGATCCGAGCCATTTGAAGGCGCTAGTGGCGTAACTCATCCGTTATTGGGTGAAGCCGTTACGCAGTTCCAAGCGCAAGCGTACAAAGAATTATTACCCGCAGGCGGTCCTGTTAAAACTCAAGTCGTAGGCGCTTATGATTCTGCTGTTGAAGAACAAGCCCAACGTGTACGTGAGTTTATGAACTATGAAATTTTGCATGTCATGGAAGAATATGACGAAGACTTAGATCAGATGTTGTTCTATTTACCATTAGCAGGTTCTGCGTTTAAGAAAGTGTATTACGATGAGAATCTACAGCGTCCTGTTTCTAAGTTTGTTGCACCTGAAGATTTGATTGTTCCTTATTACACTACTGATCTAGAATCTTGTCCACGCATCACGCATGTTATTAAGATGCCAGAGAATGATATACGCAAGTTACAAGCAATTGGATTCTATAAGAAATTTGATATGCAGCCCGATGATGATGCTAATGATTATTCATCTTTAAACACAGAAAAAGAGAAACTAGAGGGCATGGAGCCTTCTTATGATACAGGCGAAGTCTGTATGCTTTACGAAATTCATTGTAATTTAGACCTTGAAGGGTTTGAAGATGTAGATGAAAACGGTGAAGAGTCAGGCGTTAAGTTGCCTTATATTGTAACTATTGACTCTAATACAGAAAATGTATTGTCAATCAGACGCAATTTCTTAGAAGAAGACCCAATGCGTAATAAGATTGAATATTTTGTGCATTTCAAGTTTTTACCAGGATTAGGCTTCTATGGATTTGGCTTATCTCACATGATTGGTGGCTTATCTAAAGCTTCTACGTCTATATTACGTCAGTTAATTGATGCGGGAACGCTTGCTAATCTGCCTGCTGGCTTTAAAACCAGAGGCATACGCATTAGAAATGAAGATGAACCGATACAACCTGGTGAGTTTAGAGATGTAGATGCACCCGCAGGGTCACTTCGTGATGCAATTCAACCATTACCGTTCAAAGAACCCAGTGCCACACTATTAAATCTATTAGGATTATTGGTTTCATCAGGCCAACGCTTTGCTTCTATCGCAGAGATAGCGGTAGGCGAAGGTAACTCTCAAGCACCTGTAGGCACAACGCTTGCTTTGATGGAAAAATCCACTAAAGTATTAAGTGCCATACATAAACGTCTGCATAACGCTCAAAAGAAAGAGTTTTCTTTACTGGCTAAGATATTTTCAGACAGTTTGCCACCTACCTATCCTTATCAAGTGTCAGGCGGTCAGAATGAAATCAAACAATCTGATTTTGATGGCAAAGTAGATATATTCCCTGTCAGTAATCCAGATATATTTTCTACTAGCCAACGTATTGTAATGGCTCAAGAAATGATGCAGTTAGTGCAATCTAATCCTGATATACACGGTCCAGGCGGTGTGTATGAAGCGTATCGTAGAATGTATTCTTCGTTAGGTGTAGATAATATTGATAGTTTATTATTACCACCCCCTCCGAGTGAACCATCACCTATTGAAGCTGGTATGGAAAACAGTACCTTATTGATGGGCGGTCAAGCAGAGGCATTCCCACAACAAAATCACGATGCCCATATTGCTTCTCATGCTAGTTTATTAAGTTTGCAACCTGTACAAGTTAATCCTCAAGTGCAAGCCAACATAATCTCTCATATTATGCAGCATTTACAATTAAAAGCTGATGCCATTGCTCAACAGCAAATGCCACCAGAAGCGATGCAACAATATCAACAGTTGCAACAACAAGCACAACAAGTAAATCCAGTTGAAGCACGACAGTTAAATACGCAAGCCAATGATATATTGGCACAATTTAGCGCACCTATTATGACTGAGCTAATGACTCAATTTTCTCAACAAATTGGTACACCTCAAGAAGAAGACCCATTAGTCACTATTAGGAAACAAGAACTGGCGTTGAAAGGTCAACAGCTAAATCAAGAACAGCAACAGTTTGTAGCCCGTGAACAACAACGGTCAATGGAACAAACCCAACAAGATACAATAGACCGAGAACGTATTGATGCAATGCGTGATATAGCTATAATGAAGGACGAAACGACAAAAGATAGACTCGATCAACAAAAAGAACTAAAATTAATTGATATTGGATTAAAAGAGCTATAACTATGATTAAAAGAACTGAAGTGAAAGATCAGAAAACACCTACTGTTTTAAATGGTAAGCAGTCTTACTCTAATAAAGGTAATGTTGTTACCAAGAAAAGCAAATCATTTTCTGCTAGTACCAAACCAACCCCAGGTATGGGTAAAGGCAAAGCAAGAGGAATGGGCGCTGCCGAATTTGGCGGTAAATTTTCTGGCGTTTATTAATGGACGCTGTTTGGCTTGCTGAAGTTTTACAAAAACAGATAATTGAAAAGAAATCAGACTTACAAAGTTTGATTATAAATGGCACGAAAAGCTTTGATGAATACAATTATTTGCGTGGTCGATACAATTCCCTCGATGACGTAGATCAAGAAATAAGGGAGTTGCTGAAAAGGATGGGTGAAAACGATGACAAAGGTAGTAGTACCTGAACATATCGCAAAAGAAGTAGAGAAAGAAAAGAAGGAAAAGAAAGCAAAAACAGGATGGGACGCTAATGGTTCTCCAGTAGAAGAAGCTTACGTTAAATCTGAAGAAAGAGTTTTAGATCCAACACTATTAGATAAATCATTTTTGGAACGTATGCCGAATCCGTCTGGATGGCGCATGTTAATACTTCCATACAGAGGCAAGGCCGTTACGAAAGGCGGTATTGTATTAGCCAAAGAAACCATTGATAGAGAATCGTTAGCTACTGTTGTAGCTTATGTTATTAAAATGGGTCCTTTATGCTACTCAGATAAAAATAAATTTGGCGATCAACCCTGGTGTCAAGAAAAACAATGGGTATTAATTGGTAGATATGCAGGAGCTAGGTTCAAACTTGGTGACGATGCAGAGTGCCGTATCATAAACGATGACGAAGTTATCGCAACAATAGACGACCCTGACGATATTGTCAGTGTTTAACATGAGGAGGAATCATGCAAGAGTCTGAAAAAGTTGAAGCAATTGAAGATAAAGCTTTAGAGCCTACTGAAATTGTTGAGCTTGATGAAGAAGTAAGTTCTACTGAAGAAGCACCAATAGAAGATATATCAAAAGAAGAGGCCGTCAAAGACAAAGAAGAAGACGAGCTAGTTGATTATTCTAAAAGCGTAAAGAAACGTATTTCTACGTTGACTAAAAAAATGCGTGAACAAGAACGTGCTGCTCAATCTGCTTTTGAATATGCTAAGAACTTACAAGCTGAAAATGAAACGCTAAAGAAAAATAGCTCTGAATTAAATAAGAACTATCAATCTGAAGCAGAGAACAGATTAAAATCGCAACGTGCGCAAGCCAATGCTGTTTTGAAATCAGCTTACCAAGATCAAGATTGGGACAAAGTAACTAAAGCTCAAGATATATTAGGTAAAATTAATTTAGAGGAAGGTAAGTTAGCTTCTTCTAAGATGACAGTGCAACCTACTGAAAACTATCAAAATTATCAAGAGCCTAAAGCTCAAACTCAAGCTCAAGCACCTAAACCAGACCCAAAAGCAGAAGATTGGGCAAACAAAAACGATTGGTTTGGGGAAGATGAGACAATGACTTTGGCTGCTTTTAACATTCATCGTAAACTTATTGAAGAAGAAGGATTTGATACAACTGATCCTATGTATTACACTCAAATAGACAAACGTATGCGTTATGAGTTTCCACATAAGTTTAGCGATGGTGGGGAAGCACAGTCCAAAGGGAGAATACAGCAAACTGTAGCTCCTGCTGGAAGAAGCGAAAGCTCTGGTAGAAAACGACAAGTTAAGCTAACCAAGAGCGAAGTTGAAATGGCGAGGCGTTTGAATGTGCCTTTAAAAGAATATGCTAAACACATTAAAAGGTAGGATAATATATGAGTAATAAAGAATTGAATAACGATGCGCAAGCATCACCCAACAGAACTTCACGTTCTGCCGAAACACGAGCTAAAAGTACCGCTCGCAAACCCTGGCGACCCCCATCAATGTTGGAAACGCCACCTGCATCTGAAGGTTATTCCTACAGATGGATAAGGGCTGAGATCGTTGGACAGGAAGATAGAAAAAATGTAACTTCTAGGCTAAGAGAAGGTTTTGAACTTGTTAAAGCTGAAGAATTAGATGGTTTCCAACTTCCTACGCTTGACGATGGAAGGCACGCAGGTGTTGTATCCGTGGGTGGTTTGTTATTGGCTAAGATTCCCAATGAAACGCGTAATGAAAGAAACGCCTACTTTCAAGGACGCGCTCAAACGCAACAAGATGCGGTTGACAATGATTTAATGCAAGAATCTGATCCAAGCTCTCCGATCTTACGACCAGAGAGAAAAACAAGCGTAACTTTTGGCGGTGGTAATCGTGAATAATGATTATTACTATTTTATAAATAATTAAAAAGAAAGGAATGTATTATGGCTAATAATGATGCAGCTTTCGGTTTAAGAACAGTTGGCAAATTAGGTTCAAGTCCACAAAACGGTGGATCTACTGGATATAAATTGCTAACTGGGACAACTGGGGCGATATTCTCAGGGGATCCAGTAAAAATGGTAAGCACAGGTGGCATTGCAGTAGCAGCCGCTGGTGATACTTTATTGGGTGTCTTTAGAGGTGTGCAGTATACAGATAGCAGTGGAGATGTAATTTTTCAATCTCATTATGTAACTGCAACAGCAGCAGATGATATGGTAGCTTTGGTAGAAGACGATCCAAATTCACTTTTTGAAGTGCAATGTGACGGCTCTATGGCTACTACAGCAATTGGTAACAATGCGGATATGGCAACATATGCTGCAGGATCTACTAAAACTGGTATGTCAGCAGTAGAGATTTCTTCTACTACAGGTACTGGTACTGCGCAATTTAGAATTGTTGGGTTCTCTCAAGATCCTTCCAACTCTACAACGGGTTCCGCAAATATTAATGTTGTGGTTAAAATTAACGAGCATTTCTATGCTGCAGCGGCAGGGGTATAAATAATGGCTATAAATAGAAGTCAGCTCGCTAAAGAGCTAGAGCCTGGTTTAAACGCCCTTTTTGGGATGGAATATTCTAGGTACGAAGCAGAACATGCTGAAATTTTTGATACAGAATCATCAGACCGAGCGTTTGAAGAAGAAGTATTAATTTCAGGTTTCGGTAACGCTGAAGTAAAAACTGAGGGAGCAGGTGTCAGATTTGACAATGCTAACGAAGGTTATACTTCTCGCTACACTCACGAAACTGTTGCACTTGCTTTTGCATTAACAGAAGAAGCTGTTGAAGATAACCTATATGACCGTTTAGGAGCTAGATATACTAAAGCTCTTGCACGTTCTATGGCTAACACTAAGCAAATCAAAGCTGCTGCTGTATTGAACAACGCGTTCTCTACAACTGGTGGTGACGGTAAAGTATTGATTGCAACTGACCACCCTCTAGGTGGCGGTGGCTCACTTGCTAACCGCGCTACTACAATGGCAGATTTGAATGAAACTTCACTCGAAGACGCGCTAATTAATATCAGCACGTTTACCGATGACCGAGGTTTGGCAATTGCTTTGAGAGGAATGAAACTCATTGTTCCACCTCAACTTCAATTTATTGCTGACAGATTACTACAAACTCCAGGGCGAGTAGGAACTTCTGACAACGATATCAACGCTGTTAAAAACATGGGAATGATACCTAATGGTTATGTTGTGAATCATTATCTAACGGATACTGATGCGTTTTTCATAAAAACGGATTGTCCTGATGGATTCAAGCATTTCGAAAGATCACCAATGCAAACTGCATTAGAGGGAGATTTTGACACAGGTAACATGCGTTACAAAGCTAGAGAAAGATATTCATTTGGATATTCTAACTTTAGAGCTGTATACGGTTCTCAAGGTGCTTAATTTGAACCCCCAGTAGGGTTTTTTACTCAACTACTGATAAAGGGAGCTTCGGCTCCCTTTTTTTTGTTTCATTTTTAATCTTATCTAGTATACAATCAGATGAACTAGGATAATTATATTTGTTCTATCGACTGACCTAGCAGACAAGCCGAGACAATAGAACTTATTTCCGTAGGAGGAAATTATGGCAAATTCGACTTTTAGTGGACCAGTTCGGTCAGAAAATGGTTTTAAAACCATTGATGTAGCAACATCAACAGGAGCCATCACTGATGGTTTAGTAATTAACGCAGACGGTAATATCTTTACTGATGATGGTGGACATATTCAATACGCAGCAGCAACAGGATATGGCCCAGCCGATTTTATCGTAGGTAAAGGCGGAAGCCAATACGGTACAGTTGACCCGTTTACTTCAGGACTTACTCAGTTATTTCCATTAGGCAGTAGATTGCTTTACGGTAATACTGTTTATGCTTATGGTAGATTAGCAGCAGTAGCCGTTACAGCAGGTAAATGTGTAACTCACGCTGCTAAAATAACGCATCACTTTGATTTAACTCCAACTGCAGGCGTAGCCGCAGGTGAAACAGCAATCTCAGTAGAAACTGCTGGTACAGATATAACGCTAAATCAATATGCAAATGGTTATCTATATGTCAATGATGCCGCTGGTGAAGGTCAGATGCTTAGAATTAAATCTAACCCAGCACATGATCATTCAGCAGACCCATCAATAGTCATTACTTGTTATGATGATTTAGCCACAGCTATAACAACATCTTCAAGAATAACTTTAATTCCTGATCCGCGCAGTGCGCAAATTGTTCAAGCCGCTACCACTACAGGTGCTACACTAGGTGTAACTGTTGTCGATATGGCAGCGAGTGCTTATGGTTGGTTTGCAGTATCAGGTCCACAAGCTGTATTAACTTCAGGTACATTAGTTGTGGGTAACCACGCCGTTCCTTTAGGTGCAGCAGGAGCAGTAGGGCCAGCAGCAGGAGATGTAATACAAGTGATTGGTACAGTTATGATTGTTAATGTAACGACTGACTACTCACTAATTAACCTTACAGGTATTATTTAAGGGGTAACTTATGGCTAGATCAGATGTAAAAGCGGTCACTATAACCGCAGACACAGTAGCCTTAGATGCAGATGGAATATCAGTAGCAGCGAGTGTCGGAAATAACGCAGCACTTACTATAGGTGGTGCGTTAGCTTCTGGCGGTGCTGTTGCACTCAGTCATGGGAGGGTAGTTACTATCCTCTCGGCTGGGAATGATGCCGCTAAATCGTTTACTGTTACGGGAACTGATGTCAATGGGGATGCTCAAACAGAGTCCATTACAGGTGCTAATGCAGGTACTGCTACTGGTACTAAATATTTTAAAACTATATCTGGTATTTCAGCAGTAGGTAATCCAGCAGGTAATGTTTCAGCAGGAGTTAATGGTTCAGCCGCAGATGTTATATTTGCAGGTAGAAGTAGACTTAAAGGCATTTATCTAACCAGTACAGCAACCGCAGGTACTGTTGATTTCTTAAACACTTCTCCTTCAGGAACAAGTATTATGGGATTAAGTTCTGTTGGTGATGCTGATGCAACAAGAGATGTAGTCATACCAGAAGAGGGAGTAATATTTACCGCAGGTATTTATATTCAATATACTGTTTCTACGTTTCTTACAATGACTGTATTTCATGCCTAATGGCAACGTGGCAAGGTAAAACAGTAACACTTAATAAGCCTAGAGCTATTCCACAGGGCAATGGTGGTTTTGGTAAAAAACGTAAAGAAGTTTATGTTATGTGTCCTAGTAGTGATGGCGGTAAAGTAAAAAGAATTACTTTTGGCGATAAAAAAATGGGTATGCACAAAAATAGTGCTGCCAGAAAAAAAAGCTATTGTGCTAGAAGTGGCGGTATTAAAAGCGATAGATGTAGTGCTAACTACTGGGCGCGTAAGGACTGGGACTGTTAAATGGCTGCAAAAGAAAAAAGCGGAGGTAAAATTTGTCCAAAAGGTAAAGCTTGGGCAGAAAGAACTTTCGATACATATCCCAGCGCATATGCAAATATGGCAGCATCTAAATATTGTAAAGATCCAAACTATGCTAAAAACTCTAAAAGAACTAACAAAGCTAAAGGCGGTCTTGTTTCTATAAGAGGTCAAGGTAGAGTAATGAAGTCAAGGCTTAGATAATGGGTCAGCTTAAACAATGGAGAGATCAAAACTGGGTCAGAATAGGCTCTGATGGTTCCATAAAAGGTGCTTGTGGTACAAGTAAGAACAAAAAAAATCCAGATCGTTGTTTGCCAGCATCAAAAGCAAATAGTCTTTCTAAAGAAGAACGTGCTTCTACTGCACGTAGAAAAAAAAGAGAAGGCGCAAAAGGTAAAACAGTTGTTGCAAATACAAAAGCAGCTAAAGTATCTGTAAATTCTGGTGGTGAAATAAGAAAGCAAAATAGAGTAAAAATGAAAAATGGTGGCTTTATTGCAAAAGGTTGCGGTAAAGTAATGGATAATAGAAGAAAAGTAACTACAATTTCTTGAGGAAAAGATATGTATAAAAAAACTAAAGGCTATGCTAATGGAGGTTCTGTAAAAGGAACTAAATACATGGCTAAAGGTGGCGCTGCTAAAGGCACTAAATATATGGCAAAAGGCGGTGCTATGAAAGGCACTAAATATATGGCAAAAGGTGGTAAAGTTTAATTTTAAGCTTTTATGTCGTATTTAATTTCTAATATACCGCAGTTTAAATGCTGGGTAAGAAAAGAATTTACAGCAAATCATAGTAAATATCATGGTGAATATTTACATGCTTTAGTTATAGCTGTAAATACTATGCCAGACAGGTCTTTATCTTTTCAGATAGTTTTTACTGGTTGTGAGATAGACAGTATGGAAGATGCGCCAAATGTTCATGGTGGCGCTATGTGGGCAAGAATGCCTATCCAAGCTTTAGTAGCTGATATTCCTTTAAAAGACTGGCCTTCCCCTATGGAAGATCATTTAGCTCAACCGTGGGATTGTTTAAGTCATCATCATTCTGTTGTTGTTATTGATAGAGTAAGTTCATCCCCCTGGTTATGTAAAATAGGTGGAGAATTTCATACAGGCAAATATTTATTTACTGTAGACTATACTGATAATTCAATAGCAGATGATCCTGCTCAACATAAGCAGTCACATGTGTTATATTTAACAGACGCTGGTGAATACACTGGTAGTTTTGTAGCTTTACCCAATAATAGAGTAAGAGCTACAAATCCTGCTTTATGGCGTGTAGGTGAGGGCGCACCAGACTTTATGCCCTCTCAATGGACGCATTCAGCAGAACAACATGAAAGCTATATGGATCCAAATATAACATTTAATAATCTATACGCTCCAGAGGAAGAAGAAGAGGAAGACTAACATGGCATTATCAAATAGCACAGATTTTGAACCTAATGTAACTGAGTTTGTGGAAGAAGCTTACGAGCGGTGTGGTCTTGAATTGCGTACAGGTTATGACTTAAAGACAGCAAAAAGATCAATTAATCTTATGTTAGCTGAATGGGCTAATAGAGGATTAAATCAATGGACTATACAACAAGGAACACAAACAGTAACTCAAGGCACTGCTTCTTATCCTTTAGATGCCAATGTAATTGATATATTAGATATGGTGGTAAGACGTACTCTTAATAGTACAGTTACTGATATTAATATTGGTAGAGTAAGTCGATCTGAATATACTAATATACCTGTTAAAGCATCAGAAGGAAGACCTTCTCAGTATTTTTTTGATAAATTAACAACACCAGTTATAAAAGTTTGGCCTACACCAGAAAACTCTACAGATATATTGGTGTTTAATAAATTGGTAAGAATGGATGATGCAGATACTGCTATTAACACAATGGACATGCCATTTCGTTTTTATCCTTGTTTTACGGCTGGTTTAGCTTATTACCTTTCAGTAAAAAGAGCGCCAGAAAAAACTCAACTATTAAAACAAATATACGAAGAAGAGTTTCAACGTGCTGCCGATCAAGACGAAGATAGAGCTTCTTTTAGGATAAAACCTTCAATGAGAAGTAGCTATTAATGGGTTACGCTGCTGGAAAATATGCACTTGGTTTATGTGATCGTTGTGGATTTCAATATAAACTTAATGAGTTAAAAGAAGAATGGAACAAATTAAAAACTTGTCCTGAATGTTTTGAGCCTAAAGCACCTCAATTAGAATCACCTCCAGTAGTAAGAGATCCAGAAGCTTTATACAATCCAAGACCAAACAATGATAAGGAATCTGGCGAAGGTTTTGTTGTTGTAGTTGATGCAAACGTATTTAGTGACACCAGCAATAATTTCTTAGCTATGAATCCTGCTACACTTGGCACTAATTTTAAACTTGATAAAATGACAACATCAATAGGAACGGTTACAATCACAACATGACTTATACTGAATTATATGCGTTGATTCAAAGTTTCACTGATAACGATGAAACAACTTTCAATACGACTATTCCTGATTTTGTAAAAAATTCAGAAGATCGTATATTTAATCTTGTTCAAGAAGATTACTTTAGAAAAAACCAACAGGGTACTTTATCAGTAGGTAATCGTTTTTTAACTTGCCCTACAGATTTTATTTTAAGTTTTTCTTTAGCAGTAATTGATGGAACAACAAATGATTACAAGTTTTTAGAAAAGAAGCACCCTAGTTTTATGCAGGAATACACTCCTGACATAGATGATACCAGTCTAAGAGGACTGCCTTTGTACTACGCAGATTTCGATAAATCTTACAGCACTTCAGGAAGTTCTGGAACTACTATCGTTGTCGCGCCATTACCCGATTCTGCTTACACAGTAGAGTTGCATTATCTCTATCGACCAAACAGTTTAGTAACTACTACAACTGGGACTTGGTTATCTCAAAATGCTAGAGATGCTTTACTATATGGCTCATTGGTTGAGGCTTATACCTTTATGAAGGGTGAACCAGATTTACTCGCTACTTACGAGACTAGATTTCAAGAAAACATAGCTAGATTGAAAAATAGAGCAGAAGCTAGAGGCAGACGCGATGAATATCGTTATGACTCACTTCGCTCACAAGTAAGTTAAAACATAAAGGAGAAAGTATGAAACCTATCAAGAAACTTGAAGGTAAAACTGTGGCTATAGTAGGCATGGGCAAAAGTTGGTTTGATTATAATCTTGCAAAATCACATAGTGATACTTTTGATGAAGTATGGGCTATAAATGCAGTAGCAAGCGTAATATTTCATGATCGTGTTTTTATGTTAGATCCCGCTTCAAGGTTTTTAGAAACTGATGATGCAGGTGGTCAAACAAATAGTATGTTAAAACTTTTAAAAGAACATCAAGGTCCAATTTATACGTGTGAATTAGATGAAAGATGTCCAGGATTAATAGAATATCCTATTAAAGAAGTTATACAATATGCTAACTGTTACTATTTAAACAATACCGCAGCTTACGCAATAGCATTTGCTTTGTGGAATAAAGTAGGTTCTATTCAATTATTTGGCTTAGATTTTAACTATAAAGGTAATTTATATTTTGCAGAAGCAGGCAGAGCTTGTTGTGAGTTTTGGTTAGCTAAATGTATGGAAGCAGGAATCCAAGTAGAAATAGCACATTCTTCTTCTTTACTTGACACAGCCGTACCTCCTGAAGAAAAATTATATGGATACCATCGACTTGATGATCCAATGTTAATTGGGTTAAGTGAAGAGAATATTTTAACGCCAATCAAAAGAAGTCAACTTGTTCAAGAAGAAAAAAAGATTGAACCTAAACTTTTTGGACGAAACGATAAAAGTGCAATGACAAAAACTGAACCAGTGGAGCCTAAAAAATGGTAATTAAAATTACACCTGATGGAATTCCAGAATTAGGCATGGTTGAAATAGCTACAAGTAATTTTGGTGGCCATCACCCTGAATTTTGGGCAAATCAATTAACCAATAAAATATGTGCGTATTCAGAAGATAATGAAGACCATATAAAAGAACAAGCTAGGGCGTATAAAAATTTAATTAATCAAGTCTGTTTGATTTATATTAAAAATGCTATAAAATCTTATAAGGCAAGTCTCATACAAGAGTTATTAAAAGCTGGCGATGAAGATTTAGCTGATATTATTAAGAGGATATAAGTATGGCAATTACAAGTACACTAACAACAAGCTTTAAAGTTGAGTTGTTGACTGGTACACATAATTTTACCAACAGTTCTGGCAATAGTTTTAAATTAGCTTTATATACAAGTTCAGCCACTTTAGGCGCAACTACTACAGCTTTTACAACAACTGGACAGGCAAGCGGTACAAATTATTCATCGGGTGGAAGCGCATTAACAAACGTAACACCGTCCGCTACAGGAACTACAGCAGTGACTGATTTTGCAGACCTTACATTTGGTACAGCTACAATTACTGCTAGAGGTTGTATGATTTATAACGATACCAATAGTGATAAATCAGTAGCAACTATTGATTTTGGTGGCGATAAAACTTCTACAGCAGGTGATTTTACAGTCGTTTTTCCCGCAAAAGCAGCAGGAACAGCTATAATTCGTATAGCTTAAATAATTAAATGTCCGATCAACAATTAAACGGTTGGGGACGAGCAACAGGGTGGGGAACCCTAGCTTTTGGTGAAGGCACAGTTCCTGTAAGCCCATCTGCACCAGCCGCTGCTAACGCAACTGGCGCACCTACTGCTGGTGTAAATGCGCAAGCCATAGCAGTATGCCCAAGTGCAGTAGGTACATTAGGTTCTGTATCTGTTCTTGTTGATGGCGAGGCAAACGTCTATCCATCAGGAGTAGCAGGCACTTCTGCTATAGGTACAGCAACACCAGTATCAAATAACAACATATCTGTATCTGGATATGCTATAACTAGTACGTTAGGCACTGTAACTGTTGATGCTGAAGCAGACGTTACTTTAGATACTTTAGATGGCTTAACAGGTGATGTAGGAATATTAGTAGCCTGGAGTATGATTAATGAAGATCAAACATCTGGATTTGAAGATATAACTGAAACGCAAACGCCAGATTGGACAGATGTTGCAGCCTAAAAAATTGAGTATATAATGAATGTACTTAGAATAAACTATATAGAATTTTTAGTGGAGACAATAAATGGCATCGACATACGTAAATGATCTTAGACTCAACGAGATGGCCACTGGTGATGCCAGTGGAACGTGGGGTACTACAACCAATACCAACCTAGAACTAATTGCAGAAGGTCTTAGTTACGGAACTGAGGGCATAACAACTAACGCAGATACACACACTTCTACCGTAGCGGATGGAGCTACTGATCCAGTTAGATCAATGTATGTTGAATATACAGGCACACTAGATTCAGCCTGTACTATTACCATTGCACCTAACACACTTAGTAGAATGCACTTTATCGAAAATGGTACAAGTGGCTCACAAAATATTATTATTTCACAGGGTACTGGTGCTAACGTAACCATACTCCCTGGTGATACCAAAGCAGTTTACCTAGATGGCGCGGGAAGTGGTGCAGCAGTTGTAGATGCTTTTGCTAGTCTTAGCGTAGTAGATTTAAGGGTAGATGATGATCTTATAGTTACCGATGATGTAACTATAGGTGGAGACATAGACCTAGAAGGTTCTATTGATGTAAATGGTACAGCCAATCTTGATGTCGTGGACATTGATGGTGCTGTAGATATGGCTACTACGTTAGCCGTAGCGGGTACTTCTACTCTTGCAGGAATACTTGACGTAACAAATGCTACTGATTCTAGTGATGCAACAGGAGACACAGGAGCGTTACGAACTGAAGGTGGTGCGAGTATAGCCAAAAAATTATATGTTGGTACAGACTTAGACGTAGATGGCACAGCCAACCTAGATGTCGTAGACATAGATGGCGCAGTAGATATGGCAAGCACTCTTGTTGTAGCTAGTACAATCAACACACTAGGAATATCAGGTTCTAAAACAAACTTTGTAGGCAGTATGCTTATCAGCAACGATGCGGGTACAGGTACACTAGATGCAGCTTCTAACAATACAGGTTTTGGTAACGAAGTATTTGATGATCTTACAAGTGGTGATAATAATACGGGTGTAGGCTCACAAGCTCTAGCTAAACTTACAACAGGTTTAGACAACGTAGCTGTTGGTGCAAATGCTTTAGCTGCTACTACCACAGGCGAACAGAATGTAGCTATTGGTAAAGATGCTGGATTAGCTATAACCACAGGTGATAACAATGTTGCGGTTGGAGAACAGTCTTTAATTACAGCAACAACAGCAGACAAAAACACAGCACTTGGTAGTAGAGCATTACAATTAACTACCACAGGCGCTAACAATGTTGCAGTTGGCTGTTTAGCTTTGACAGCAAATACGACAGCAGATAACAACGTAGCCGTTGGTACAAATGCCTTAACAGCAAGCACCACAGGTGCAAATAATACAGCAGTAGGTAACAATTCCCTTGATGCAAATACGACAGGTGCTAGTAATACTGCAATAGGTGCTTTATCTTTATCTGGAAATACAACCGCAGCAAATAATGTTGCAGTTGGAAGGTCGGCTTTACAAACTAATAGTACAGGTGCGGGTAATACAGCTATTGGTAAAGATGCTTTACTTG